TATGTGGGACTATCGGTAGAAAAGCTACTTTCCCTAAATATTTTTAGACAAATTGAAATTATTCATCAGGAGTACCAAGCATGGCTAGCACACTTCTCTCACCAGGAGTGGTAATTCAAGAGAAAGATTTGACCCTTGGATCTATTGAGACTGTAGAAGTTAACGTTGGAGCAATAGCGGGTGCCTTCACAAAAGGACCAGTTAATAAACCCGTTAGGATCTCATCAGAATCAGAATTACTATCTAAATTCGGTGAACCAAATGACAGCAACTATGAGACATGGTTTGCTGCTTCAAGTTTTCTCGCATACGGAGGCGTACTAGATGTAGTACGTGCTAGCGGTGCATCACTTAAGACTGCTAATACAGAAGGATCAGCACTTACAATCAACAGCGTAGAAGATTACGAAGGTAACTACTACGATGGTACAGCAGCATGGGACTATGCTTCTAGATCAATCGGTGCTGTAGGTAACTCACTTAAGGTTGTAGCAATCGACGTAGGTGCTAACCAACAACTAACTTTAGCAAGTGGTATTCAAACACCTGGCGTAGCAGCTGGCGACATACTAACAAACGCAGCGAGCACTAAGACTGCTTATATCCATAAGATCACAGGCACAACAACTGTTGATGTTATTTGGATCACTGGTGGTGCTTGGACTACATCAGATTTAGTTGATGATGGTTCAAACAGCGACATCGCAATCACAGCAGTGTCTGACTGGTATGACGCACAGATGATCACACCATCCTTGAACTGGAATCAAGTGGCTCCCCAACCTGGCACTTCAGTACACGTTGCTGAACGCGGAGGATCAAACGACGAGATGCACATTGTTGTAGTCGACGTTGACGGTGGAGTAACAGGAACACCTAATACAGTTCTTGAGAAATTTCTCTATGTCTCTAAAGCATCTGATGGTAAATCAGCAGAAGGTTCTTTAGTATACTATCCAGAGGTAATCCTCAACCAATCCAATTACATCTATTGGGGTTCTCACGATAACGAGAACATCTGGGATGTAAGTGGTAACGCTCTTGCTAACTCCTCTAACTTTGGAGGTACTTCAAGTACAGCATTCGATATTCTTGGTGAGAAAGAATACACAATGTCTGGTGGTACTGATGACTTCACTCTATCTCAAGCAGAGATTATAGCAGGGTATGACTACTTTGCTGATCCTGAGACAGTACAAATTGACTACCTAATCATGGGTGGCGGTGGTGCTACTGAGACAGAGACAAAAGCAAAAGCAAACAAACTGATCAGTATTGTGAATAGTCGTAAGGACTGTGTTGCTTTCATTTCTCCTGACAAATCAAATGTTATTGGAGTAAGTGACAGTAGTACACAAACATCTAACATAGTTTCCTTCTTCGACACATTTGTATCAACTTCATACGTAGTCTTCGACAGTGGTTGGAAGTATCTTTATGACCGCTTCGCTGACAAGTATAGATGGATCCCATGTAACGGTGACGTTGCTGGCTTGTGTGCAAGCACAACAGCAGCAGGAGATCCATGGTTCTCACCCGCAGGACTTAACCGTGGGGGAATCAAAAATGCTATTAAACTAGCATACTCACCTAAGAAATCTGAAAGAGACACACTTTATCAGAAGAGAATTAACCCAATTACTTCTCTACCTGGTCAAGGTATCGTACTCTTCGGAGACAAAACAGCTCTCGCTTCACCATCTGCCTTTGATCGCATCAACGTCCGTCGTCTCTTCCTCGTCATAGAGAAGACAATAGGAAATGCTGCGAAGGGAGTATTGTTTGAACTAAATGACGAATTTACTAGAAACAACTTCAACAATGTTGTCGAACCATACCTACGTGACATTCAAGCACGTCGTGGTATCACTGACTTCTTAGTTGTATGTGATAGTTCCAACAACACACCTGATTTAATTGATAAGAACGAGTTCATCGCTGAGATATACATCAAGCCTGCTCGCTCGATCAACTTCATCACACTAACCTTTGTTGCTACACGTACTGGCGTTAGCTTCGAGGAAGTAATCCCAAGGAGATCTTAAACAATGGCTGAAACCAAAGCACTGGGCGTATTAGAGTTCCAGAGTAGAATTAAGGGAGCAGTTAGACCTAACCTGTTCTCTGTAACACATAATTTTCCATCAGGAATAAACATCGAAGATGGTCTTGAGACATACATGTGTAAGAGTGCTGCTCTTCCTGCATCTACAGTAGGAACAGTAGAACTACCTTTCCGTGGTAGAGTTATCAAGGTTCCTGGTGACAGAACATTTGAATCATGGACTGCTACATTCTATATGGATGACGCATTTAAACTCCGTGGTGCTTATGAGAAGTGGATTGAACTAACCAACACTGTAGACGCTAACACAGCATCTGCATCAATGGAAGCTGTATTACAGGATATCACTGTGACACAGATGGATAAGTTCAACGGATCCGCAACACAATTTAAAGACATCCGTCAATACAAATTAGTGAAAGGTTTCCCAGTATCTGTTTCACAGGTATCACTAGCATATGACAACAACGATTCTTACGAAGAGTTCGATGTTGAGTTTGCTTACCAATACTTCGAGACATCTATTGGACAGAATACTATGAAAAGGGTTGGTTCAAGCTAACTAAATAGTAGGTACAAACACACAATATTATGGCAGAGTTATTCGGATTCTCGTTTAGACGTAGGGAGGAGCAGTTAAAGAAGAGTGCTCCTTCTCCTGTCGCCCCCACGAATGAAGACGGTGCTACCAGTTTCATTGCGGGAGGTTATCATGGAACCTACGTTGACTTAGACGGTAACTTTAAAACTGAGTACGACATGGTGGTTAAGTATCGCATGATGGCGATGCACCCTGAAGTAGACAGTGCAATTGAAGACATTATACAAGAGGCAATCGTCACAGATCAGAACGATTCGCCCGTACAGATTGATCTGGCAAACTTAGATGTCAGTGATTCTGTCAAAAATATGATTAGAGACGAGTTCGATTATATTAAAAACTTAATAGGATTTGATACTAAAGCCCATGAGATGTTCCGTAGATGGTACATTGATGGGCGTTTGTATTATCATAAGGTCATAGATTTGAAGAGACCTCAAGATGGTATACTCGAACTCCGCTATGTAGATCCGCAAAAGATCAAGAAGGTCAGACAGATCAACAAGATTCCAAAGACAGCAGACCAGTTCCAGTCACTAGACTACGGAAAGGTAGATGAATATTTTATATACAACCCTAAAGGACTACGCAACACCTCCGCAAATAGTGGTATAAAGATTGCGAAAGATGCTATAACATATGTCACCTCTGGTATCCTTGATACTAATAAGAATATAGTATTGTCTTACTTACATAAGGCAATCAAAGTTCTTAATCAACTCATGATGATCGAGGACTCTCTTGTTATCTACAGGATATCAAGAGCACCAGAGCGTAGAATTTTCTACATTGATGTAGGAAACCTACCAAAGGTGAAAGCGGAGCAGTACCTACGTGAGGTAATGAGTCGCTATAGAAACAAACTCGTTTACGATGCCAATACAGGAGAGATTAGAGATGACAGAAAATACATGTCGATGCTCGAAGACTTCTGGTTACCCAGAAGAGAGGGCGGTAGAGGAACTGAAATCACTACGTTACCAGGTGGACAAAATCTTGGAGAACTTACGGACATCCAGTACTTCCAAACTAAACTTTATAAGGCACTAAACGTACCAGCTGGTCGTTTAGACTCAGAGTCAACATTTAATATTGGAAGATCTTCAGAGATCATGCGTGATGAACTGAAGTTCACTAAGTTTGTGGGTAAACTCCGCAAGAAGTTTAGTGAAATGTTCCAAGACATTCTTAAGACTCAACTCATTCTAAAAGGTGTAATCACACCAGAGGACTGGGATGAGATGAAGGAGCATATACAGTACGATTACTTATATGACAATCACTTTACAGAACTTAAGAATATTGAAATGTTAAATGAGAAGATTAACTTAATCACTGCCATGGAACCATTCATGGGACGTTACTTCTCTACTGAGTACGTACGTACAAACATACTTGGACAGTCTGAAGTCGAGAAGAAAGAACTTGACGATCAGATGCAAGATGATATTTCTTCAGGTAAGATTATTGACCCATTAGAAATGACCGCCATGGATCAGAAAGCTATGGATGATGAAAAAGATAATGCGGAACTTGATAAGGAAATGAAGAAAGCACAGATCAAAACACAGTCAGAGAAGGGTACTACCAACCCCTCTGGATCTACCAGAACCCCTGCTAAAAGTGGGAATGGTAATAAATAACATTACGTAACACATTTATTATGCCTTCACAAGAACGAGAACTCGTTGATTTGCTTTGGAACGACGACCAGG